ATTATAAAGCATGACCCTGAGGACGATTTATCTGCCGACAAACTAAAGAACGCTGCTGCCACGAAGAAGCTTGCTATATTTGATGCCTTTGAGATACTCAATAGAATAGAGTCTGAGAGAGAGGCACTTAATAACACTTCTTCTAATAATCTAGATAATAAACAAGGATTTGCAGAAAGAAGGTCAAGGAAATAGTTTATATAGGGTTATAGATGATTTTATTCCTAAGGGTGTTATTTCTATTAAGAACAGAAAGAAGAGTTGGGTATATGGTTACGATAGTCAGTATGATGTAGTCGTAATATCTAAGAGTGGTGAGATCGGTGATATCGTAGAGATATCTGATTTGAAGATAGCACTACCTAAGGCACCAAAGAAAATTTTCAGCAGGGACAGTAAGCCTAGTAATCAATACTGGGAGAGGAAGGAATTACCTTCTCAGCTAGATAAGATACAATCAATATTTCACTGGAATGAAATGGCCACAGACTTTAAGAGTATGTGGGTAGATTATATTGAGGAGGAGTTTGATTTCCGTGAGGAGGGATTCTGGTTCATGAATAATGGTAAGCCATCTTATATGACTGGCTCTCATTATATGTACCTTCAGTGGGCTAGTATAGATGTGGGTTACCCTGACTTCAGGGAGGCTAACAGGATACTGTTCTTATTCTGGGAGGCTTGTAAGGCTGACAAGCGCAGTTTCGGTATGGTGTACTTAAAGATAAGGCGTTCAGGGTTCTCGTTCATGAGTTCTTCTGAGTGTATCAATACAGCAACCTTAGCTAATGACGCTCGTATCGGTGTACTATCAAAGACAGGTTCTGATGCAAAGAAGATGTTCACTGACAAGGTGGTTCCTATCAATAATAAGTTACCTTTCTTTTTTAAGCCGGTCATGGATGGCATGGATAAGCCTAAGACTGAGTTAGCTTATAGGGTTCCTGCGTCTAAGATCACGAAGAAGAATATGCTTCTTATTGATGACTCTGACATTCAGGGCTTAAACACGACTATTGACTGGAAGAATACTGATGACAACTCATATGATGGTGAGAAGCTACTACTATTAGTACACGATGAAAGTGGCAAGTGGCTTAAGCCTAATAACATATTAAATAACTGGCGGGTAACTAAGACCTGTCTTAGGCTGGGTAGTAAAATTATAGGTAAGTGTTTGATGGGCTCTACATCTAATGCCCTTAATAAGGGTGGCAGTGAGTTCAAGAAACTGTATACTGACTCAAGTCTTTCTAAGCGAAATGCTAACGGACAAACAAAGAGTGGTATGTACTCCTTGTTCATTCCTATGGAGTGGAACATGGAGGGCTTTATTGATATATATGGCATGCCTGTATTCAGGAAGCCTAGTAAGAAGACTATAGGCGTAGACCGTGAGATTATAGAGAACGGTGCTATTGATTACTGGGAGGCAGAGGTTGACTCTATGAAGAGTGACCCTGATGCGTTGAATGAGTTCTATCGACAGTTCCCTAGGACGGAGTCACATGCTTTTAGGGATGAGAGCAAGCAGAGTCTGTTTAATTTAACTAGGATCTATCAGCAGATAGATTATAATGACAGTATGATTACTGAGCATTATGTGACGAAGGGTACATTTAGATGGACGAACGGTATTAAGGATACATCAGTGGTATGGTCACCTGATAAGCACGGGCGATTTAATATAAGCTGGACACCACCCTCGGCTATGCAGAACAATATAAGCTTAAGGAATGGTGTTAAGTACCCTGGTAATGAGCACTTAGGTGCATTCGGTTGTGACTCCTATGACATTAGTGGAACTGTGGGCGGTGGTGGATCTAACGGTGCGCTGCATGGGCTGACTAAGTTTAACATGGACAATGCCCCTAGTAATGAATTTTTCTTAGAGTATGTTGCCAGGCCGCAGACTGCTGAGATATTTTTTGAGGATGTTTTGATGGCATGTATATTTTATGGTATGCCTATACTAGTTGAGAACAACAAGCCTAGGTTATTGTATCATTTTAAGAACAGGGGCTACAGGGGTTACTCTATGACAAGGCCCGATAAGAGTGCTGCGAAGCTCTCTAAGACCGAGAAAGAACTAGGTGGTATACCTAACACTAGTGAGGACGTTAAACAGGCTCACGCATCAGCTATAGAGTCTTATATAGAGAAGTACATAGGTATTGACTTTGAGGGTAACTTTAGGGAGGAGGGTGATATGGGCAGGATGCCCTTTAATAGAACCTTAGAGGACTGGGCAAGGTTTGATATAAACAACAGAACAAAGTTTGATGCGTCTATTAGTTCAGGTCTTGCTGCCATGGCCTGTCAAAAACACCTCTACCAGCCGGAGAAAAAAGAATCAAAAATAAAGATTACTTTTGCGAAGTATGCTAATAAGGGTACAACAAGTGAAATTATTAGATGAAGGATATTAAAATTAACATCTCATCCGCAGGCTTTCCTAGTCAATTTGTTTCAGACTCTGAGAAAGCGAGCGATGGGTTCGGCTTACAGATAGGACAAGCTATTCAGTATGAGTGGTTTAAGAAGGACGGGAATCAGTGCAGGTTTTACGGTCAGTGGAGAAACTTTCACAGGCTTAGATTATATGCACGAGGCGAGCAATCAATAGCAAAGTATAAGAATGAGTTAGCTGTAGACGGCGATTTATCTTATATGAACCTTGACTGGACACCTATTGCTGTGATTCCTAAGTTCGTAGATATTGTTGTTAACGGTATGTCTGACAGGCTATTTAAGGTTAAGGCATATGCGCAGGATGCGCTCTCTCAGTCTAACAGGAGTAAGTACCAGGATATGATACAGGGCCAGATGGTCGCTAAAGATACTCTTGAGATTATACAGAAGAAGACGGGTGTTGACCCGTTTGTTATGCCCCCTGATGAGTTACCTCAGACTGATGATGAGTTATCATTGTACATGCAGCTAAATTATAAGCCTGCACTAGAGATAGCAGAGGAGGAGGCGATCAATACAATGTTCGAGGAGAATCATTACATAGACATAAGGAAGCGTGTAGATTATGATTTAACTACTATAGGTATAGGCGTTGCTAAACACGAGTTCTTACTAGGATCAGGTGTTGAGGTGTCTTATGTGGACCCGGCAAATATAGTTTACAGCTATACCGAGGACCCTAACTTCAAGGACTGTTTTTACTGGGGAGAGATTAAGACTATTCCTATTATTGAATTAAGAAAGATTAAGCCTGACTTGACTAATGAGGACCTAGAGGAAATCTCAAAGCACGGTCAAAGCTGGTATGATTACTATAACGTAGCTCAGTACTACGAGAATGATATTTTTTATCGTGACACTGTCACGGTAATGTACTTTAATTATAAGACCACAAAGAAGATGGTCTATAAGAAAAAGATACTTGAGACAGGGGGCAGTAAGGTTATTGAGAAGGATGATACCTTCAATCCACCTGTTGACATGATGGACGAGGGTAACTTCGAGAAGATAGAGAAGACTATTGATGTATGGTATGACGGAGTGATGGTTATGGGCACAAACTTCTTATTGAAGTGGGAGCTTGCTAGTAATATGGTAAGACCTAAGTCATCATCTCAGCATGCACTACCTAACTATGTTGCTGTTGCCCCTCGTATGTACAAGGGGAATATTGAGTCCTTAGTAGGCAGGATGATACCATTCGCTGATCTGATACAGATAACACACTTAAAGCTACAGCAAGTTATATCTAAGGTTGTTCCTGACGGTGTGTATATAGACGCTGACGGATTGAATGAGGTTGACCTGGGAACGGGTGCTGCATACAATCCTGAGGATGCGTTAAGGTTATACTTTCAGACGGGATCTGTTATAGGTAGGTCGTTCACACAGGACGGGGACTTTAATAACGCAAGGATTCCTATTCAGCAATTGACATCAAACTCAGGTGCATCAAAGACACAGATGCTACTCACTAATTATAATCACTACCTGAATATGATTAGGACGGTAACGGGATTAAATGAGGCAAGAGATGCGTCTACACCTAGTCCTGATTCTTTAGTAGGTCTACAAAAATTAGCGGCATTAAACTCAAACACTGCAACCAGGCACATACTTGACGGGAGTCTATATATGTACAGGTCTTTAGCTGAGGCTTTAACTTATAGGGTTGCTGATATATTAGAGTACTCTGACTTCAAGGATGACTTTGTAAACAAGATAGGTAAGTATAATGTAAGTATACTTAATGATATATCTGATTTATATATATATGACTTCGGTATTTTTATTGAGGTTGCTCCTGATGAGGAACAGAAGGCACAGCTAGAGCAAAATATAAATATGGCATTATCTAAGGGGGATATAAACCTTGAGGATGCTATAGACATAAGAGAGTTAAGGAACATAAAATTAGCTAATCAGCTACTTAAGTTGAAGCGTACTCAGAAGCAGGACAGGGAAGAAAGAATGATGATGCAGAAGCAGGCGATGACTGCTCAACAGCAATTGAAGTCTCAGGAGATGTCTGCTCAGGTAGCTATGCAGAAGCAGCAGGCTGAGATTCAGGGCAAGATGCAACTGAAGCAAGCGGAGATAGCTTTTGAGATAGAGAAGCAGAAGGCAGAGGCGCAGCTTAAGAGTCAGTTGATGGCAGAGGAGTTTAATTACAGTATGCAGATACAGGGTATGACTCAGGCTCAGTTAGACTCTAGGGAGGTTTCACGAGATGAGTCTAAATCAAAAAGAATTAGTCAGCAGAACAGCGAGCAGTCTAAGTTAATTAATCAGAGAAAGAATAATCTACCTCCCGTTAAATTTGAGTCTAACGAGGATAGCTTAGATGGTTTTGACTTAGCTGAGTTTAGTCCTAGATAAATAATTATGATTCCTCCTATAAAAAAGAAAAGAAAAAAACATTTAAGAAACCTTGAACGAAATAAGTCAGGCAGAAATGCTACTGTAAAAATGGAGTTTTATCCTAATGAGCCTAAAGTGGCTGACAATGGGAGAGATAAAAAAAAGGTAAGACATTATGCTGCACCTTCTATTACATTTAAAGGAAAAGAAAAAGCAAAGCCTCAAAGTTTTAATGAAGCATTAGCTGCAGGTGAAATGTATGAATTTAAAAGTAAAAAAAAGGCAGAAAGATTTGCAGCATTTTCTTGGAAAAAAGGAAAAATAAAAAGCGGGGCTAGGAAAGCTTATCGAAGTAATAAAAAATAAAAACTAAAAACTAAACATTATGCCTACAAAAAAACCAAAAGTAAAAAGAAAAGTTGTAAAGAAAGATGAATTGAGTGGTAATTTACTAGGCCGCCATACTACATCTAAAGTTGTAACAAGAAGGAATGGAACTACGGTTCATAAACAAAAACACACTGCTACTGTTACAGGCTTTGATCCTAGGTCTTCTGAGTCTAAATCTAAATCAAAAGACGGGGTATTTAAGATTAAAAGAAAGACCTCTAGCCCATCAGTAACTTCCAAGAAGCCAACAGCTACAAAAACAAAAGAGAAACATACAACTGTTGGTAATTTAACTTACGGAAAAACAAAATCAAAGGTAACTAAAGTTGGAAAGAAAAGAGCTATTAAAGGCACTAAAACTAAAAGCAATGTTGGAACTATGAGAGGAACGGGAACGTTCACTAATAAAGGTATGGTTAAGACTATAAAGAAAATGACAAAAGATAACTTTAAGCTCTAGGAAAATTAATACAAGAACAGGATTAGCTAAAAGAAGATAGTAAAAAATAAATATTAATTTTGTAAAAATCAAATCAAATGGAAATCAAGGTAAGAGCAGTAGGAGAAGTTGAACAAAAGTCAATGCAAGAGATAGAGGGTGACCTTCTAGAGAAACATGAGGAATCACTAAATGATGAATCTGCAGAAGAGTCTCCTGTAGTTGAGGAAGTTGTTCAAGAAACACCTAATGAATTAAAAGAGGAAGACGTTCTTTCATATATAAAAAATAGATACGATAAGCAGATAGATTCTGTAGATCAATTGTTTGAAGAGAAATCTGATAACGAAGAGATGCCAGAGGATGTATCAGCTTATTTTGAGTACAAGAAAAAGACAGGAAGAGGAATCGAAGATTATGTTAAGCTTAATCGAGATTTTAATTCTATGGATGATAATAATCTTTTAAAAGAATATTTGATATCATCAGGTGAGGCTATGGACGATGAGGACGTAGACACACTTATGAGTGATTATTCTTATGATGAGGATATCGATGAAGATAGAGACATCAAGAAAAAAAGATTAGCTAAGAAAAAAATTGTTGCTGAGGCAAAAAAATTCTTTAATGAACAGAAGGAAATGTACAAACAACCCCTTGAGTCAAGCACGGTTGGAATTTCTGAGGAAGAGAAGAAAGAGGTTGAGTCTTATAAACAATATATAGCGAATGCTAAAACACAACAGGAAGAAGGAGACAGGATGAGAAGTTGGTTCTTGAAAAAGACTGACGAGGTATTCGATGATTTCAAAGGTTTTGATTTCAAAGTAGGGGATACTAATCTGACTTTTAATCCTGGTAAATCTGAGGAAATTAAGAACTCACAGTTGTCAACAGAGAAATTTATAGGTAAGTTTCTAGATGACAAAGGACTTCTTAATGACGCAAAGGGATACCACAAGTCTTTAGCAGTTGCGATGAATCCCGATAAGTTTGCTAATTTCTTTTATGAGCAAGGCAAATCAGATGCTACTGATGATGTAACACGTAAGATAAAAAACATAAAAATGTCTGACCGTAAAGCACCGGAAGTAACAAGAAAAGACGGGACTCAATTCAGGGCAGTTAGCTCACCCTCAAGTAAAGGGCTTAAAATTAGAAGTATTAAAAACAAAAATTAAAAATTATGGCATTAGATGCAACCCCAGGTTTTGATTTGCAGCCTTCAGCGCAGCAGGTCCCTACCGCAACAAATTATATTACCAACTTTGATTTCTTGAATCAGTATCTTCCTGATACTTATGAGAAGGAATTTGAAAGATATGGTAACAGATCAATCAGTTCATTTTTAAGATTAGTAGGAGCAGAAATGCCTTCTAACTCTGATATGATTAAATGGGCAGAACAAGGACGATTACACGTTAAGTATACTAAATCAGGATCAACCGCAAATGCTGGAGCTGAAGTAGCAATCATTCAAGTGAATGACGCAGCTGCTCCTGCAGGACAAAACACTACAGCTCAAAATCCATTCTCAGCACAAGGTGCAATTGCTATGAGAGTAGGACAAACTGTTGTTGTTGTACAGAATAGCGGAGCAGGTGAGAATAAAGCTGTTGTTACCGCTGTTGATGTGGTTAATAACCGGTTTACTGTTGCTTTCTATGAGTTAGCAGGATATGCTGGTACCACCGGTGGTGCTTTTGCAAATGAAAACATTACTGTATTTATTTACGGTTCTGAGTTTGCTAAAGGAACAGACGGAATGATAGGCTCATTAGAAGCTGACGATTTCATTTTTGAAAACAAACCTATTATCCTTAAAGACAAGTATGCTGTTTCAGGTTCTGACATGGCTCAAATCGGATGGGTAGAAGTAGATACAGGAGCAGGTACAGGTTACTTGTGGTATATGAAGTCTGAGCACGAAACTCGTATGAGATTTGATGATTACTTAGAGACTTCTATGATCGAAGCAGTTCCTGCAGATAATGCTTCAGGTGCTGCAAAACACTTTGGAAATGCAGGTGGTACTGATGCACAAGGTGGTTCTGAAGGTGTTTTCTACGTAGTAGGAAATAGAGGAAATGTATGGTCAGGTGGTAACCCTGTTGCTTTAGCTGATTTTGATAGCGTTATATCAAGACTAGATAAGCAAGGTGCTATCGAGGAGAACGTAATTTTCCTAAACAGACAGTTCGGCTTTGATATCGATGATATGTTAGCAGCTCAGAACTCTTATGGTGCAGGTGGTACTTCTTACGGATTGTTTGACAATGACGAAGAGATGGCACTTAACTTAGGTTTCTCAGGATTCCGTAGAGGTTATGATTTCTACAAGACTGACTGGAAATACTTAAATGATCCTACAATGCGTGGTGGAGTATCAGGTACAGGTTCTATCAACGGACTTTTAGTTCCTGCAGGTTCTACTTCTGTGTACGATCAAGTATTAGGAAAGAATGCTAAACGTCCTTTCTTACATGTACGTTACCGTGCTTCAGAGACTGAGGACAGACGTTACAAAACTTGGATCACGGGTTCTGCCGGTGGAGCAAGAACAAGCGATCTTGATGCTATGGAGGTTAACTTCCTATCAGAGAGAGCAGTATGTACTTTAGGTGCAAATAACTTCGTATTAT